TTGGGGAAGTTCAGATGATATGAGTGATACTGATTTTGGTTTAAGCGAATTCCCATCACAGCATAAATGTGGACATTTCATTCAAATGGATAATGGTAATTTCGCAATTCAACCAAACAATCGTTTAATAATGCACGACCCATCTTTCACTGTTAAACAAGATATTGTTATAAATAGAAAATATAATACTACACTTTGGACTGCGGAAAGAAATGGAAGGTGGGTAACTCCTGATACTGACGTTTTTAATTACGACCATACTAATTTAGAAGCTGGAGAATCAAATAAGGAACGTTCTGAAGAATACGATAACTTAGACTTAAAATACAAAAATGAGAATAATCTTTGACCATTTACACGGTCATGTTCAAAATGATAGAGTTTTTTGTGAGGCCTTTGCAATTCCTGAAGGGGAAAAAGAACATGAACTTTTAGAACTTGGTTTCTTACCAAACCTTCAACCACCACTTTATTGGTATCAATCCAAAAGTTGTCGAATAAATAATGATAAAATAGTTTTATCATATAAAAGAAAAAAAATATTATCACAATTAAAAATTAGTATTTTTAATTACATTGATAAAAAAACTGAGGTAGATTTGTTTTTTACAAATTATTTTAAGAAAAAGAATTTTGATTTATTTGATAGTTACAATAACAACTCAAGTTTTGATGATTTAAAAATCATGGAAGTTAAATTTGATAATGAGGTTGTTGCATACACTAGATTTAGGGAATTCGAAAACGCATTATTAGGATTGGAAACATCGTTTATACAAAACATGTTTAAATTTTCACTTGGAAAAGATTCAATATTATCGTTAAGTAATTACGGAAAAACACAAGGAAAAAATTATTTATATATATATGAATCCTACAAAGACTATTTTCCTTATAAGTTAGAAATAACTGGTGTTGAATATTGGGAAGGGGAAAAATGGATAACACCGTAGTATTTATTAGATATGAAATCAGGAAATTTCAAAAATATAGACAAAACAATTGAAGTACTTAAAAAGTTTGATAAAGTTTTGTTTCTAACTTGTTCTAATAGATATCAAAAAATATTAGAAAAACAGGCGCCTAAATCTACAATAATAGCTGAAGTTATTGCAGAAAACTTAGACAATGTTACATTAATAAATGTACCTGATTTGAACATTTATCCATGTGAAGGTAATGTATCAAGGGAAGATGGGAATCATTGTGGCGTTAAGAAAGCATTATTAAAAGATAAAGAAAAAAATCCATCAGGATATCATAGGTGTTGGGCGTCCATACATAACGAAGATGATGAGTTATGGAAAATATCAAAAGAATTATTTGAATCTGATTGTGTTATTTTTTTCACATCCATAAGATGGGGTAGTGCTAACATGTTTTACCAAAAGTTAATAGAAAGATTAAATTGGGTTAATAATAGATTTGTACCTGGTAATGAGTCCAATGTTATAAAAGATGTTACATCTGGGTTTATATGTGTTGGACAACATAATTACGCAGATAAAGAAGTTGAGTTACAAAAAAATATACACGACTACTATGGTTTCAAATTAAATAATAATCTTTATTGGTATTGGATGGCAGAAGATATCAATGTCGATGATGAAACGTACCAAGGGTATTTAGAAAGTTATCCTAAGTTTTTTAAAGAATTTAAAATTAAAAAAATTTGATATGTTATCCCGACTTAGTGTCGGGATTTTTATTTTTACTCTATTTAGTTAAAATATTGGGACATTATATTTATATCATATGGCAAACGGTAAAACATATGGTATTAATTTTCCATTCAGGAATTCTTTTAATGGAAAATATTTAGATTTGTCCGACAATAGTGATGAAGAAATTAGAACAGATTTAATTCATTTATTGCTAACAAGAAAAGGGGCTAGATATTTTTTACCTGATTTTGGTACTCGATTATACGAATATATTTTTGAACCTTTGGATGGTCCGACATTTACCGACATAGAGGCGGAAATAAAAGACTCGGTTGAAAAATTCATACCCAATCTAATCATTAATTCAATATCTATTTTTGATGCGTCCCAAGAATTTAATGGTGATGAAAATGTTAATACATATAACTTACCTGGCAGGAATGAATTAGAATATACTGCAAAAGTTAGAATTGATTATACAATAACAGACAATGTCTTTAATTCTAAAGATTTTGTAATTATAAATTTATAAAATGGCAAAACAGATATCATATACTACAAGAGATTTTCAGGGAATTAGAACTGAACTAATTAATTATACTAAACAGTATTATCCTGAATTAATTGATAATTTTAATGATGCATCTGTTTTCAGTGTTTTAATGGATTTAAACGCTGCGGTAACGGATAATTTACATTTTCATATTGATAGAAATTTACAAGAAACTGTCTTACAATATGCTCAGAAAAGGTCATCAATATACAATATTGCTAGAACATACGGATTAAAAGTTCCTGGTAATAGACCATCAGTTGCGGTTGTCGATTTTTCAATCACAGTACCGGCTAATGGTGATAAAGAGGATTTAAGATATTGTGGTATATTAAGAACGGGTAGTCAAGTTTTGGGGGCAGGACAAATATTTGAAACAGTTTATGATATTGATTTTTCATCACCATTTGATAATAATGGATTTCCAAATAGATTAAAAATACCAAATTTTAATGCTAATGACCAATTAGTTAATTATACCATTATTAAAAGAGAAACAGTTGTAAACGGAACAACTAAAGTGTTTAAGAAAAGTATTACAAATATTGAATCTCGTCCTTTTTATGAAATTTTCTTACCTGAAAAAAATGTACTTGGAGTAACAAGTGTATTATTAAAGGATGGGACATCTTATGGGAATGTTCCTCCCGCATCTGAATTTTTAGGAGCGGCTAATAGATGGTATGAAGTTGATGCTTTGGCTCAAGATAGGATTTTTGTTCCCGACCCAACAAAACCATCTGATAGTTCAGGGGTTAAGGTGGGGAATTATATCCAAACAAATAGTCGATTTATTACTGAATTTACACCTGAAGGATTTTTAAAAATGACATTTGGTGGAGGTAATACGTCTTCTGATGATTTGTTGAGGGATTTTGCAAGAAATGGAATCACATTAGATTTGTCAAAATATCAAAATAACTATTCATTAGGTTCAGTGTTAAAATCCAATTCAACCCTTTTTATTCAATATAGAATTGGTGGAGGATTGTCCTCAAATGTTGGGGTTGGTGTTATTAATCAATTGGGGACAATTAACTTTAGTGTGAACGGTCCTAACCCTTCGACTAATACTCAAGTAAATGCTTCGTTATCTTGTAATAATGTTACTGCGGCAATTGGAGGGGCAAATCCTCCGACAACTGAAGAGGTAAGAAATTTGGTGAGTTTTAATTTTGCGGCTCAACAAAGAGCGGTAACTATAAATGATTATGAAACAATCATTCAAAAAATGCCAAGTCAATTCGGAGCACCTGCGAAAGTTGCGGTCACTGAAGAAGACAATAAAATTAAAATTAATTTATTATCTTACGATAGTAATGGAAAACTAACCAATGTTGTTTCAAATACATTAAAGTCTAATGTTGCAACTTATTTGTCTAATTATAGGATGATTAATGATTATATTTTTGTTACACCCGCTTCGGTTATTGATTTATCTGTAAACGTCAAAGTTGTTATAAGTTCTAATCAAAATTCAGGAGCAATTGCGTCTAACATAATCAATCAGGTTTCAGCATTTTTTGACCCAAGAAATAGAAATCTTGGTCAAAATGTTAATGTTTCTGAATTAAGAAGTAATATACAAATTGAAAATGGTGTAGTATCTGTTACAGACATTGAATTTTTTAATAATGTTGGGGGACAATACTCATCATCTCAGACATCACAACAATATGAGAATAGTGAAACAAGAAAAATTAAATTAATTAACGACACTATTTTTGCTGAAACAACTCAAGTATACCAAGTAAGATTCCCAAATAAAGATATTACAATTCAGTATATTAATCAGACGACAACTAACTTTAGTTAAATGAGACTTTAGGAGCATTTATTTTTATAAAATAATGCCTAAACTATTTATCAAAAAAAGGTATGTCAAACTCACACAGGATAAGAACTGAATTAGGGGTAAGTAAAAATATTCAGGTCAAATTAGACCAAGATTATGATTTTTTAGAAATATTATCCTTCAAAATATTTCAGTCAGATGTATACACAAGAAGTTGTGCGGACTATGGAGTTGTTTGCGGTAGAGTTTTTGCGAATAGAGGATTAGGATTACCTAATGCTAAAGTTTCAATATTCATACCTTTAAGTGAAGAAGACGAGAACAATCCTGTAATTTCAACATTATATCCGTATAAAGATATACAAACGGCTAACGATGATGGTTATAAGTATAATCTTTTACCTTATAGTCCATCATATTCAAACCATGTACCTGTTGGAACATTTCCTGATAGAATAGATGCTTTGACGGATAAATCAATTATTGAGGTATACGATAAGTATTATAAATTCACATGTAGAACCAATGATTCTGGTGACTTTATGTTTTTTGGATTACCATTAGGTCAACAAACTGTT